TTCAGGACAAATAACTCATCAAAGAAGGCAAGAACTTGCAACTGTTATGCCTGACATACCAAACTCTTTTTATAATCCAACTACTGGTTTTGCAGAAGGCTTAAGTCCGAAATCATATTACGATAAAATGTTTTTATCAAAAATTGTTCCTTGCCCTAGTGGAGCAATGGTCATTGATTCATTTAGATTTTATGAGGCAATTGAAATGCTTTGTTTGCCTATAGGAGACAGGCTAAATTCAAAAATGCAAAATACAGATTTTTTTAATTTTTTATTTGAAGGTAACCACGAAATACAAACTTTTGAAAATTGGCAAGAGTTGCCTAATTTGTTACCTGAATTATTAAATAATTATGTATCTGAAATGCATCAAATTGTTTGTTGGTGGATTAAATATAAAAGAAATTTATTTATTGAGTTAATGAAACAAATAAATGCATAAAAGAGATATAACAATTGTTATGGCTACATCTGTAATTACAGATCATCCAAGCACAAAAATGATAGATCAAACAATTAGTGATATTCGTGCTCATTTTCCAGACAACGAAATCATTATGCAAATAGATGGTCTTAGAGAAGAACAACAAAATCGTAAAAAAGATTACGATGAATATAAAAATCGCATTTTATGGAAATGTTTGCATGAAGATAAAAACATCCTACCATTTGTATTTAAAGAGCATAGCCATCAAACCAATATGATGCGTCAAACAATTACTGAAGTTAAAACGCCATTATTACTTTATATTGAAGGCGATGCTCCTTTGACTCCAGATACGCCAATAGACTGGGATAAGTGCTTGGATATGTTTGAATACAATAGGGCAAACACTATTCGTTTTCATTATGAAGCATTTATACCAAAAGATCACGAACACCTTATGTTTGGCTTAGAAGATGGGTTTATGAAAACCATACAGTGGAGTCAGCGACCACATCTAAGTAGAAAAAAATATTACAAAGACATTGTACTTCCAAGATGTAAAGATAAATTTTTTATAGAAGATACATTTCATGGAGCAATTCAAGATGATATATCTCCATATGAAGTATTTAATCAAGAAGGATGGGATATGCACAAACTTTGGATTTATCATCCTGAAGGCAATATCAAACGCTCTTATCACTTAGATGGTCGTCAAGGAACAAGAAAGTATACTTCTGATGATGCAACTTGGGGGTATAAAGAATGAGACTAGGAATCATAGCAAGATCAGATAACACTGGCCTTGGTAATCAAACTAAAGAGTTAGTTAGTATGCTCAGTCCTGATAAGATTCTTTTAATTGACTCTACCCCGTTTAATAACAATAAACAGCACCCACATTGGTATGACCAATACAGTTGTATTAAGACACAGGGTTTTCCATCTGTTCAACAAATGAAAATGTTTTTAGGAGATGTAGACATTGTCTTAAGTTGTGAAACTTTTTATGATCAAAATTTTGTAAGGTTTGCAAATAAACGTGGAGTAAAAACTATTCTGCAGTATAACTATGAACTATTTGGTCATTTATCAAACCCAGAACTACCACTACCAACTGTATTGCTATCTCCTAGTTTATGGCAAATTGAAACAATTCAAAGTATGTTTGGAGATAGAACAAAAGTAATTCACCTTCCACCTCCAACTAATCCTGAGTTATTTACAAACGTAAAAAATAATAACATTTCTAAATCACATAATAGATTATTACACATTGCTGGAAAAAAAGCAGCCAAAGATAGGAACGGTACTGAAACTGTAATAAATATGTTAAAACACTCTAAAGCAGATTATGAATTAGTTATTAAAAGTCAAAGTGAAATAGTAACTAATGTATCAGACTCAAGGCTAAAGATTGAAATTGGCAACCCAGAAAATAGGGAAGATCTATATAACGGCTTTGATGCTATGGTATTACCAAGACGATATGCAGGATTATGTTTACCAATGAATGAGGCTTTGCTTTCTGGTCTACCCGTTTTTATGACAAATATTTCACCTAATAATCAAATCTTGCCACAAGATTGGTTGGTTGAATCAGATTCTATAGGAACTATTAGAACAAAAGTTAGAATTAATTTGTTTGAAGCAAATAATGTTTTGTTAGCACAAACAGTTGATAAATATATGTCTATCAATGATAAAACTAACTATAAACAACAGGCTTATGAGTTAGGATTTAACAACTTTGCACCAACAATATTAAAAGAAAAATACTTAGAACTTATTTCTCAAATCTAGTTTTTTTATTAAACTTATCTTTAAGTATTTTATTAAATACATTGTTGAATGAACTATCTGCACTAGATAAATAAGTATGATCATCTATGTTTAAATTATAAGACTTAAGAACTAATGGTCCAGAACTGTAAACTTTAACGTCATTCATTTGTGTGCCACCAATATTAAACTTATTTCCGTATATAGATCTCCACAAAAATTGATCTAAAAGTTCAAGGACTATCTTTAATTTTTCTTTTTCCATAATCATGGGGACGTGGAGTTCATAATCAAGGGGGTTTTCAAATCCTAATGCTTTAATTTTTTTATATGTTCCTGAAAGTTTTCTGGTGTATTGAGAGTTACCATTTAATTTTTGATACAAGTTTATTTTATCCAATAAGTATCCACCATGGAAATCTTCTATTTTATTTATTTTTTTAATGATATAAAAGTCATCATTCATTAAGACAAACGATTGTGATATTTCTTGAGAAAAAGAAATTGCCTCTAAATTTTTTACAGCATTTTTATATTTTGATTCTTTTTGTTCTACTTTTATATAATTTCCTATATACCAGTCAGGCTTACCGCCGACAAGCCATATGTTTGCTTCTGGAAAACTTTCAACAACAGACCTAATTGAATACTTTAGTTCTTCGTTTGCTCCATCTTTACATATATATACAAAATCCATTAGTCCCCATTATAAAAAAATAAAGAGGGCAAGTTTTAAGTTTGCCCCCTTTATAGAATAAACTACTTCTTCTTAGCAGCCTTCTTTTTTGGTGCACTTTTAACAGGCACAATCTTACCAAGAGCATCTGAAATAATACCAGTATCTGGCAATACGCCAAAAGATTTATCATTTGGATTTAACGCTCTCAATGCTACGGGCGCTAGGGCAGCAACTAATGCAGTCCATAGATCTTTTGGATCTGTTACGCCAGCCATGTAGAGTGCAATTGCTGCACCAAAAACGGACCGTCCGTATGATGCTAACATTGCCTTTGTCTTATCGTTTAATAAGTTATTCATTATTCCTCCTAGGATATAATTTGTGTTATTGTTGTAAAACCAATCCATAGACCAATAATTCCTGCGACTCCCGCAAAAACTGGTGGTGCTGGAACTGGCAATTTGAATGCTGCAAACACAATACCGCACCCAAAACCTGTTATCATTGATAATAAAATATCTTTCATTTTATTTTTTATTCTTATTTGTTTCTGGTAAAAGTGCTAAAAGTTTTTCAGAGTGATTATTTAAACCTTCTGTTTTTAATTCATCAGATACTTCTTTAATTATTTTTTGTGATGATTCAATATATTCAAAAGCCCAATCTCTTGAATCAGATAAAAATTTAATAAAATTTTCTTTGTGAACTACATCATCAGATAAACTTAGGTTATTGTTTATTTGAAAAGAAATTTGTTCTAATGCTTTATTTTTTATAAATAGTTCTGCTAACACTAGATTAGATTTTTTTAATCTATTCAGAGTTGCTAAATATGCTAAGCCAAAAGAAAACGAAAGGGTAGCAAAAAATATAATAAATATTGTTTCCATACTATCTATTGTACTCTATTCCGAATAGAATGCGTTGCCCAATAATATAAACATTTATCACAGCAAGGCTTATTATTTTTATTTTTAGTATCTTGATAAAACTCAGCATAATATATTGGATCTTTACGATAAAGGTTAGCCCTATGAGTAATATTAATACGGCTTAAGTGTGGACCTGATGAGTTAGACCAAAAAGGCTTCTCAGTGCCCCATATATCGCCACACAGAGCCTCTAGGCTATCTATGTTGGCTTCGTTCTTGTCTGTCTTTATACCACGCCCTGTAGCCTCTTTAATCATGGCCTTAGCGTATGATCTTAAAGATGTTTCAGCATTCTTCCACATCAATACCGCTGGATGATTACGCCAAGCCCCTGAAGGAGATTGACCAGATAGGACATTAAGTATTTGATAGGCTTCTAATATCTGTTTATTTAAACGCTTATTGTCAAGTGCCTCAGCACATTTTTGATAATTTTTATAGGGCAAAAAGGTTTGCATTATTTTATTGCTTCTCTGGTAACTAACACAATTGCCCCGTTCATTTCTAAAGCCTTTTTTACTTGAACTACATATTGTAGTGCTTGTATTTTTTCATCGTGAACCATTTTTATAAACTTTTTCTCATCTAATTTTATCGTAAGGAAGTGTTCATTGTCAATAAGTTCAACATAAAAATTTTTTGGAGGTAGTATTGAATGAAAGGCTCTTTGCATATCAAGTGTATACATTTTATTTTTCCATAGTTAAAGATTCCCAGGTATTAGCCCAGTGAGCCTTAGTTTTATGATTATTAAACTCTCTAGATATTTCTCCATTTTCTAAATATATTCCGCCCCATACTCCCCATTCTTTATTAGAAACACCAGTTGCAAAACAGGTTTTTTTAACAGGGCATGATGCACAAATAGAATCAACTATAGGTCTTACCGCTACATCGTCTTCATATTTATCAAAAAATAAATTATTTTCAAGACCTAAGCACGATGACTGATCTTTCCATAAATGCTGTTTCAAGATTAATCCTTATACTTATTTGGTATATCCCAGCCATTACGATTAGGTTTATATATTTTATGTAAATACCATTTGTCTTTTACTCTAATGCCAATAGGAGAAGTTTTTGCCATATTTGATTCTTTTAAATCAATAACATTCCAGCCATCCCACATTAAATTTGTATTTCTATTTACAATTTTTTCCATTGTATTTAAACTTTTAATAACCATATTTTTCTCCTAATATTGAAAAAGGCCAACATCAATGTTGTTTGCCTCTGCACTTAAAACTAATTTTGATTTTAATTCTTTTGGACGACTTAAAAAAATAAAATAGTTTACTTGTTTAATATTTTCATCTAACCATCTTGGAGCAGTATTATAGAATTTAATTTTACGACCCCTTGCCTTCATTCCACGTTCAGATAAGTTAGAAAACTCTGAAACAAAGTTATTTACTTTTGCAGGACCAGCGGAATAAATAATAAATTCATTATCTCCGTCTTTCATTTCACCCAAGGCAACACTTATAGCACGTAAGAATACGTTATAGTCGTTAAACTCCTTGGTTCCCTGCACTGCCACTATCATTTATTTCTACCCCTTGTTTTAAATCATCAAGTATACATAACATTGTATCTAATTCTTTTTTTGACATATTTTCAAAATTTAATGGTTTTACAGTGCTTTCGTCTACCCTACCATTTACGGCAGTAGCATTATAAAAAACATTATCTAATATCCAGTATGCTTTTCCTTCAGTTATTATTACTCTTAACATATTTTTTTGAATATGTTTTTGAGATTGTTTTATAACTTTTGGTTTATTAAATTTTTGTCTTGGAATAACATCTTTAATCATTTCATAAACATCGCTTTGTCTTTGTTTATTATTTTTAAAAAATGTCATTTTTTTACTGTTTGATATATTAATTATAGACCAAGAAAGAAACAATGTCAAGCCAACAACTAACAAATATTCCATATTTTATTTCCTTAAATCAAATGCAGTTCCTTGCCAAACCTTTTCTACTTTCTTTTTTTCTCTTTCTACAATTGCACGACTCCATGAAAAACCTGCATCTCCACCCCAAGCATCCCACATAATTCTGCCATTAGACGGAAATTCTGGACCATCATAAAAACCTTTGCCTTTTTTATCTACTTCATGACGAGAGAAAAAAGAAAACATTCTTTTAACAGTACTAAGAGACATTGCTGATCCATTTACAATGTCAGTTGCACGACCCCAACCTACAGGAGTTCCTGCTCCAGTTGCTTTACCGTCTGCTTTCCATTTTAATGCACGACGAGCAGCAGCCTTCATTCCAGAGGTTGGGGTATATGTATCAGCCATTTTAATTACTCTTTTGATCCCCGAAGATTTTTAACAAAGTTACTAATTACTGATCCACCATAACCAAGTTTTACTCCACCATAACCAAGTTTTTCTCCGCCGTAACCTAATTTTTCAGTTACATCTTTAACGTTTTTCTTTGGTTGTGACTTAGGTTGTTTCTTTTTTTCTTTATTAGTTTTTTGTTCTTTATTTGCCATTTTGTGCTCCTTTTGTTTTTAATCTTGGATACGGTCCAAGGTCCGCTTTAGTTGTGCCGTCTTTTCTTAAACGGACAATTCTGCCATCCTTAATCTGTAGTGGATTAAACGCATAGTTTTTAAAAAAGGATGCTGAAGATTTTTTAGACATTATTTTTTAAACGGATTTAAATCAAATATAGATCCGCCCCATCCTTCTGATTGTTTATTTATTGAATTAGACTCAGGAAAAAGGTTTACTACTCTTTTTGGTTTGTCTATGTTTTTTGCAAAATTTTCAAACAAAGATTTTTTAGTTGATCTTGGATGTCCTTTTGGAAATAAATCTAGATCAAATGGTTTTCTAGGAAATCTTCCACGTAATCCAGCCATAAACGCATTTACCCTACCCATTGCCCACTGTTCTGCGCTAGAAACACTACCACGCACTGATGATGGGTTAGTTCTATATGCTCCAATGCCACGACGATAAACTGATTGCAGGGTTCCTACTGTAATTCTTTTATCACTATCTTTGCCTTTATTATAATTTTCAACAAGTTCTCTTAATTTTGATTCAGATGCCTTTGCTATAGTGTCGTCCATGTCATACATTTTTTCATTATCAATTGGTTCAGAAGAAACTCTTAAGGATTTAACTGGCTTTGCAACACGTCTATCTGTCTTTGTTCTTTTGCCTTTTTCATCTGTTGCATAAACTCTTATAACTGCTACAGGATTATCTGCAGACGCTTCTACTTTTTCATTTGTACCTGCAATGTTTACCATTCCAGAACGTTCAACTCTTTCTACAACTCCATGTGCAGATTCTGTTTTATCTGGTGGTTTTGGAACTCCAAATGTTACATGGTCTCCAACAGAAACTGATTTTGCTTTTTCCATTTCATCATCCATGTCGTATGTTTTTCCAACAGGAACACAATTGGGAACCATGCGTCCACCCTTTTCTTTCATACCACGTTGTTCATATCCAACCCAGCATGCTTTTGAAACGTTATCCCATTTGTCCATTTCTTCATCATCTGAAAAATAAGACTTTCCCATTTCCATATTTGTGTTCATGTGATGCCCTTCTAATTTATCTAATTTAGTGGCATCATTATGCATCATGCCAATACTATATGCACTTTCTTTCCAACTACCCTTTTCTTTTTGTTCTTCATAAATTCTAACGGACATTGCAGGATTTTCTGGAGGCATTGATTGTAAGGCATATTCTGAACCTGCACTGCCAAGAGTTCCGCCTTCTATCATTATGTGTTCAACTTTTCCATGAACAAGACCTACCTTTGTTTCACCCATTACAAAATCGCCTTCTACAATATGACTCATGCTTTTATTATATCAGAGTTATTTTTTACGAGTTAGGCGTTTAAGTTCTTCTATAGCCCAGACGTCTTGCTTGCGTAGTTTTGACATTTCTATAGGGTCAAAAGACTTGTTTGTTAGGGTAACGATTGGTTCCTTTGCTAAAAAATCCATATCTACATACCCTCTTTCCCATAGAGAAAGTATTTCTGAGTTAACTTTATTAACGTGGTCATCGTATAACTCTGGCATCAATTCTTTAATTTTAGGTGTAAATGAATATAATAGTGATCCGTCTTCAGAGTCAATACCAGCAACCTCTAAACCACCTTCAAGAATTAACCTTTCAATCATTTCGTTTTCTTGTGATGACATCATTTTACCGTCTGGATTAAACATTCTCTTGAATATTTTTTTTATAATTAATAAACTCATTTAACTTTTCCCTTGTTTGTGCCCCAGTTATACGATTAATTTCTTTTTCATCTTCAAATAATATAAAGGTTGGAATTGATTTTATTTGAAATCTTTTAACTAATAGTTGTTCATAATCAGCATCTATTATTTGAAATTCAAATCCATCCTTTTTCATATCTTCAACAATTGGTCTTGTTTGTTTACAAGGACCACACCAGTCTGCTGTAAAATAAAAAACAGTTTTCATTTGCCAGACTTTACTCTAGCCTTTTTTAATACTTCAAAATCTTTAATTTTAGTTTCCCCAAGATATCCCCAAGCATATCCATCATTGATCATCTTATTATTAATAGACTCTGATTCTCCATTAACATATATCCAACCAAGAATGCGTCCATACTTTTCAGAAGAATTCATTTTTTCTGTGCGAATAATAACTGACTTAGCATCTTTTAATTGTTTCTTTAAATATTCTTTAGCCTCAAGACCAAGAACTTTTTCATTCTTATCTGTTGTGCGTGACTCTGGCGTATCAATGCCAGCCAAACGAACACGGGATGAGAATAAAATATCAAACCCCAAATCAATAATTACATCAATGGTATCTCCATCAACAACAGTCTTTACTTCTCTAACAAAATATTCATACATTATATTGCCCCAATTGCTCTATTTTCAATCAACTTGTCACGCTCATCTAAAACCTCTAACATAAAAGACATCATTTTATTGTGTGACTCAGAGTTATTCATTATCTTTTCATAATGATGACTACAAAACATTAATTCTCCAGAAGCCCCTTTAACTTTGATTAAGGCTTGTGCTTGACATGTATCACAACGATCATTTGCATTTAGTAAATATTGTTTTGAAACTACGCTTGGATGTTCTTTTACAATGCTACTCATAATACTATTATACATCTACTTTCTATTGTCGGTTGAATAAAATCCCTTGCCATTAAATATTGTTCCTACATTAGAGTATACACGAACTAAACGTTGATTGCAAGTTTCACATTTATACCCTGGATCAAAATCATTAATAGATCTTTCTTTAATAACTCTAATGCCACAAGGCATGCAGTCATATTCATATAATGCCATAGATTACTGTTCCCCTTTTTCATTTAAAAAACAAATTATATTAACTCTATCTCCATCAATAACTTCTTGTACTTCATGTTTTAAATCTTCAGTTCCAATAAAAGCAATTAAGGTACCTGGTTCTGGCTTTATGGTTAAATCCTGTTCTGGAAATACTAAGTTACCCCCAGAATAAGAATTTGTTAAGTATAATATAACAGAGTAGTCTTTAGAGTATTTTTCATTATAATTATCAATATGTAGTGAATTTTTACCACCTTTTTTCATATGACTATAAAAATATGACTTTAATACAAGGTTTTTATTAAATAATTTTGAGGAGGTTTTTTCAATATTAGTAAGCAAACCTGTAAAAATATCAATACCTATATTTATATCTTTATTGTTGTTTTTGGTAGATATTTTTTCAAAACCACTAACATCAAATTTTACATCTTCTCCTCTTGCAGTTCCAGGACTACCAAAGATTCCTGTTTTATCTGACTCAATTAAACGCTCACCAGAAAATGTTGAAACTAACAAATTACATGTTTCTAAAAATAAAAAATCTTCAATATAAAATATTTTATTTTTTAAAACTTGTACTTTTTTATTTAATTCCACACTGCTCTCCTAATTTTAAAAGCAGTTTTTTGTCATGCTTAGGACATATTTATTATACAGCGTTAATTATTTTTTTGCAACCTTGATTGAAATTTCCTTTGGTTTTTTATCCTCTGGAACAATACGGTCAATATCAATATTTAACATGCCATCTTTCATTTCAGCGCCAGTTACTTCCATATATTCACCAAGTGCAAATGTACGGGTAAATTTTCTACCAGCAATTCCTTTGTGAACAATTTCAGCATTAGTTACTTCAACTAGTTCTCCTTTAATAATTAATGTTCCATTATCTACAGATACATTAATATCATCTTTAGAGAATCCAGCAATTGCTAAGGATAGTTTGTATGTATCCTCATCTAATTTAAGAATGTCATATGGCGGATATGCCTGACGAGTTGCTAGATTGTGTACTGTACTTAATCGGTCCAATTCACGATTGAAACCAATAAAAAATGGATCTTTAAAAAGATCCAGTGCAAATGAACTTACCATTTTATTTTCTCCTTTTCAGCGAGTTTGTTTGCTGTATCCCCTTATGGCAGATACAATTCTATTATATCAAACTTTTGTACCCCCAAGGGGAATTGAACCCCTGTTATCACCGTGAAAGGGTGATGTCCTAACCACTAGACGATGAGGGCATAGAGCGGATAGAGGGAATCGGACCCACACATTAACCTTGGCAAGGTTACGCACTACCACTATGCAATATCCGCAATTATATTATTAATAAAATTAATTATTCAATTTTACTAATTCTAATTTTGTCATAATTCAAACTATCAACCACCTCTATTGTCACTCCTTCAACAGATATTTTGTCACCTTTGTAAAGAATTGGATTTGGATATGGTTGCACAGCGCAATCAGAACTACTTTCATTGTATCTGAATAAAGGCGTGACAGGTTCTAAAAAGTTTTCACCATGACTAAGTGTGGCATCATATGTATAAACCAAAACACCATTTCGCTTAGAAGGCATAGTGCAAGAAAACTTAGTTTCACGCCTAGATTCAATTACCACCGCTTTAGTCGCAGATATAGGAACTACCACCATTTTTACTCCATTGCCTGACCCACTTAAAGGAACCAAGGTAATGTCCGTATTCTTTAATGTACTTAACTCCTGACAATAAACTTTTTCATCATCAAGCCAACCTGCAACAAAACGCAACCAGCCACTAAGTTCTTTGGACTCTCCATCTTGATTACCCATAATGTCTAAACCAAGAAATGGATTAGAATCACGAGAATTTCCAATATGTGGCAATGCCATAGCATGACCAAACTCATGCACCCAATAAGACCAGTATTTTCTATTAAGTTTATCAAAATGTCTTCCAGGAATTGAGAATGAAGTTACGCTTCCTTCATTCGTAACAACCGCTTTTACCTCTGGCTGCCATGGAAATCCTTGCAATGTTTCTTGTACAAAGTCTTGACCTCTTGGAAGTATAAAGTTAACTGTTTGAATGCCTGTAAAGTCAAAAACTTTGTCACTTTCTGTCATTGCATTAGTCCAAAGTTTTACAGCATTAGGTACTCTTTCAAGATTATCAGATCTATCAATTGTATATTCACTGGTTGGATTTGGAAGTCGTACCCATTTATCTGCTACGACCCACTCAACTTTATATTTACCCTCGCTGACGGTATTAAACCATTCAGATGTCAATTTCATTTGCTCATCTATTCGTAATTTAAAATCTGTCTCGCCTGGTAAATCTGGAAAATCTAGCGGAATCAATGCCCACTTAACAGTTCCTGTTTTAGTTGCATGAGTAAAACCTGGAAATCCTGTAGGAAGTTGAGAGTTAGACCACCTTAATCTGTTGCTGTTGTTTTCTTTAATCTTACATAACTCTATGTTTGCACTTGGTTTTGTTGGTGCTTCATAAATAATAGATTGGTTTGTAGTTGGCTTTGGTTTAGAAATATTTTTTATTTTTGTCCATTTGTACACTTTGCCACTTTTAAGACAAATAGTATTATTATCAAAATTTATTTGATTTAAATTTGATTTAGTACAAGACTTATTTATAGATTGATATTGTTGAATATTTTTTTTCTCAACTACTGTTGCTGTTTGAGTTGGTGCCAATAAAGACATAGCCGTTATTGTAGATACACAAAGTATACACATTTACCTTACCCCCTAATTATTTATTATTTTAATTACTACCTGACAAGGGTCTCCGCCCTCTTCCCATTCTTCTGCTTCTTCTTCACTCATGTAAGGATCTCCCTCATGAGTATTACAAAATGGTTCTGTTATCCATTCACGTTCAATTCCATTGTTTAACCAAATTTCAAACTCATCAAGGTTTGATGCTTCATTCTGAAGATCTTTTAATATATCGTCAAAGTTTGCCATATATAAATTATACTCTTAAATGCTTACTACGTCAACTGGTCCCATACATGTAGGACTAAATTTTATTGCTGCGCTAACAGCCCCTATAACACGTTTACGAGCATCCTTAGATTTTTCTGTAGCAGTTAAATGCCCATAAGCATATTCTGCTCCTGATCCCATCGCTAAATAATCTAAGTTATATTTAGATAAGGACATATCAATAGCATTATGTTCATATATTTGACCTTTAATACAAATAATAAGACCTAGATCACCTTCTTTAGTGGTATCTACCCACCAATCATCATAAAAATTTCTAAGTTGTTTAATAAATTTAGTTTGCATAAATTTGTCTGTATCTTTTATGTCTGGTACGTATGGATTAAAATTATAACGAATACGCTCACCATCTAATGCTCCTGCATATCCAATTAAATATGGGCCAAGTTTCCAAACTTTTGGTGCAGTTAAAGCAAGGATTGTATTATCGTCTGAGGCTCCACGATCACCAGCCATATAAATTTTATTAGTTTCTTGATCACGCACAACAGCAAGTACGGTCATGAATTTCCCCCCTATGACAAGTAAAACTATTTAGTTACTTTATAGCCTTTAGACGTTAAAAGATCTATTGCAGCCTGAATACTTGAATCAACCTTGGTTGATTTTGTAGCAGGTTTTGCTACTAAAGCAGAACCAAATTTTGGTCTACCAAACCCTACGATTGAAATTACAATTCCTTTTTTATTTTTCTTAAAGGCACGAAGTTTTTTACAAACCTCTCCACCATTACGTTGGCTACCTTTAGGATCTCCAGAAGTATTTCCTTCAACACACCAAACTGTTCCATCTCCATTGTCTGCTACTACTATTGCTACGTGACTAATTCTATCTACCCCGTCAGATGGAAAATCAAAATATGCAATATCTCCTGGCTCTGGATCTGCAACATCTACATCAATCCAACTACCTGCTTTTTTAAATGCTGCTGCTCCACCAGGTGTGTAAACAGTATTAGGAATTTTTACTCCTGCTTCATTACCGCACCAGTTTACAAAACTTCCACACCATGGTTGAAAATCTGCTTTAGTAAATTTACCATACTTAGTTTCATTATCTTTAGGACCTTCAACAGTTCCTACTTCTGCAGTAGCAACTTCAATAAGACGTGCTGCTGTACCTTGCTCCGCCATTACTTTACCTTGCTTCCAAATTTAGCCCAAACTCTTTCATGTAAAAAGTATCCAAGTGCTTCCCATCCAATATAAATAAGAGCGCCAAGGCTTGCATATTCCCACTCATGAGTAAATAAATAAATAACCCCAGCCACACCTACAAGATGAAAAGTTTCCCAACTTGCTGTCTTTAGTAAAGTTTTTTTTGTAGAATCTTTAGCCATTATTTATTCCAGTCCGCATCTACTGGTTGTTCTTCTGGCATTGCTCCGTCTGGCTTAGAAAGTCTCCGTGCTTTTGCTTCATCAATTTCTGATTCAAGTTTTTTATCTGCTAGTGTATTTTTAGAATCCATTTCTTTATTAGACAACTGTGCATCCATAATATCTTTTGCACCAGATTGACCAATTAAAATACCTGCAAGTGTTCCAGTAATAAATGTTGCTACGCTACCAAGAACATTAAAAAACATTTTGTCATTTTCAGATTGACCAGTTAATGGTTGCTCAACAAAAACGAGGGCATACAGAATACCCATTGTTGTAAAAAATAAAATTGCACCTAAAGTAAGACCTAATACAAACTTTAATAAACCATCTAATTCTGCTTGCGTTCTACGTTTACCCATTATTAGTTTCCTTTACTAAATCTTTTGTGCATGTACCGCTTGCTTCACAAACTGGCGGTTTGCATTCTTCATTCTTCCAATTTGCTGGGTCTTGACAGGAATACCTGTAACGACTTGAACAAGCAGAAAGGCTTATTACAAGTATACCGCAAAGTAAGGCTGAGGTCAACTTTCTCATACTAATATTATACTATACATTAAGATAATGTTTTATAGTATTATTAAAATAAGATTATTAGTCTTCTTTACGAATTCCTATGGTTGCAAACCATATGGCTACTGATACTAGGGTTACATACCCTACTACCGTCTTTGCGCTACCCTCTAAAACCACCCATGCTACAAAGAAGCCCAGGAATGTAAAGTTTTCGTTTAGGGCTGCCATGCCCCATTCTTTGAACTTTTTCATTTTATCTCCTTCTTCTAGGTGCAGTAGCAACAATTAATTGACCAGCAATTATTGTTACCACCACAATGTCTTCTGCTTTTTCACGTTCTGGAATAGACATATCAGCACCCATGCTAAGTAAGGCTTTACCTAACTCACATTTTTGCTCTTCTGTCAAACCTTCAATTGCTTCTTCTGGATTAAAACAAGTGGCAACTGCATCTAATAATGCTGCTGGACTTTCTAATACAAGCAATGCTGAAGCCACCTCTGCAGTAATAACCACAGGGTTACCGCTAGCATCTTCTCTTACCTCTACTGGAATTGTAGGGGGAAGATCACGATATTCAAGTCCCGCCGATTCTATGTTTGCAGCAGTTACTGGTGCTCCCTCTGCTGATGATATTAATACGTCTGCAACTAAATCTTTTTCTACTAAAGTAAACTTACCGTCTTCGTTTAATGCCTCTGATAAATTAACAACTTCAGCATTTGTTATTTCTCCATCTGCAGAAAGCATTTCTGTAATAAATTCTGCTTCTGCTTCTGTTAATCCACCCTCTGATAGAGATTCAGATACTTCAGCAGCGATCTCTGCAGATACTTCTCCACCTTCAGCAATTGCTTCTAATACTGCAGAAACTTCAGATGCATCTAAACTGCTATCACTAATTAAATCAGTAACAATTTCTTGAACATCTTCCACAGAAAGGTTTGCGCCACTTTCTGATATTTCTTCAATAGAAACTTCACTTTCCTCAAATAC